GTCAACCGTTTCGGCGTCGTAGCCGGTGCGCAAACACATTTCACTGCGCGAACCGAACCCGGCCTGCACTTCCATTCTCCGGGCCTGGACGTCCTGCACTGGCTGAATGTAAGCCCAGCCTTGTGGAACCCAACGGGTACGCAGGTATTCGCGGCGTCGTTGTGCGTAGTCAGCCAGCACCAAGGCCCCCGACAGCACTGCCATGTCCATCCAGGCCGCGCGCACCGGCCGGCACAGCTGGTGCACGTAAACACCAAATTGCAGCTGCTCTAGGCGACGCCGAAACTCGTTGAGCACCACCCGTAACGCCCGGTCGTTAATCTCGCGCATGTCGCCAGTGAGGATTTCGTAAGGCGTCCCGGTACCCGCTGCGGCCGCCATCAGTTGCTGTCGCATGAAGTCCGGATAGTTGTTGCCTGCATCCGGCGGCTTGGAGAACTCGACTTCCTCACCGGGTCCCAGCTCCTGCATGGTGCCGGGCTCCAGCGCGACCATCGGCGTGAAGCCGTCGTGATCGAGGCTCAAGGGTTGGCCGGTGACCGGATCCCGGGGCGTGGGTCCTGAATCGGGTGCCGGCCGGCTGATGAAACCGGCAAACAGGTTGGCCACTTCCTGGCGGAACAACACCGCGTCGTCGTAATTGTCGAGACTGCGCAGGCGCTTGAGCACCGGTGACAATCGAGGCACGCCCCGCAGCTGGCCCGGCTCGACGGGCTCAAAGATGTGCAACACCTGCGAGGCAGGCACCCGCACCAGCTGGTTGTAACCGGCGTTCAGCGACGACGCATCACGCGGATGCGCCAGATACATCCAATACGCCACTCGCTTGCCACCTGGAGTGAACTCGATCCCGGCGCGGATAACGTTGCCGCTTTTGGTGGTTTCAAACTTGTCATGCGGCACGAACTCCGGCGCCAGAATCTGGAGCTGCAACGGAACCGCGAGACCTTCATCCAGCCCCCGAGGTCGAAGTCGAACAAAGCATTCACCCGACGTTTCAACCGTTCGAGCCGCCAATGCCTGCTGGCCGTAGAAATCGGTACGTTCGTCGGCGTCCGACTCATCGACCCAGTCGTCCCAAAGCTCCTGCAGCAACTTACGCAGGACCTCGTCGTCCGTTTTCGGTCTCGGCGTGATGCCGGTACCGATCAAGTTACTTACGCGCTTGTCGATCACGTTGAAGGCATACGGGTCATTGCGAACCGCGGCCCGGGAACGCGACCGCAAGTTACGCAGTGCCGGGGTGTTGATGCTGTTGATCCCGTTGTCGGGAGCATCCCAGCCAGCAGACCGTCGGCCCTCACCGGCGCCTTCGTAACTGGCCTTGATGTTCGACGGCAACACGAATCCGTTACGGGTGAGCGTCGGATAGTGGCGAGCCATTAGAGTCCTTTGCCTCCATGGCACAGTCGGACCACGCGTGAACGCGGCCCGGCGGCATTGACCAACGACGTGCGAATCTCTTCACGAGCCTTGAGCAATTCATCAACCGTGCGGTACTCCACGGTACGGTCCGCATAGCGCACGGTTTTTTCACCGCGAGCGATCGCCGCCTCAACTGCGTCGAGGTGCTTCTGGGTAAATGACATATCAGCGTCTCTTCAGGTAACCGCTGCTGGAGCTGCGGCGTTGAGGTGGTGTTGCGGGTCGCGAGAGCACAACCGGAGCGGCGAGTTGTCGTGTTGATTGCGGTGCAGCAGCCGGAGCCGTTTGACCGGTAGTGCTGACGCGTTCGCCTTGAATCAGTTTGATGCCCAAGGCTTCGTCGAACAGACCCGACTGCGCCAGGGACTGACGCACCCGCTCCCAGTCGTGTTCCTTGTAACGGTTGAGGCCCAGGTAATGCGCCATGGCCAGGCAGTACACCATCAGGTCGAGTGCTTCGTTGCGCTCGGCCTTGCCCTTGACCCACTCGATGCGCTTGTGGCCGCGTACGTAGCGCGCGACCTTGCGCTCCGCAACGCACTGGTCGAAGAAGTCATCCGGCAGGTCATTGGCAAAGTGCAGTGCACCCGGTCCCGATTCGAACGGATAGCGGTTGTAGATCCAGTCCTTCGCCGTGTCCGTACCGACAAACCACAGCTCGGCACCGTTGCGTTCGGTCTGGCCTTTCCAGGTCACATCGACCATTGAAGGCCGCTGAGCGATCACCGGTCTACCCGGCTTGCTCGCGCCCTTGATGGCGAACACGTTTCGCCAGCGACGAACACGGCAGAACTGATAGACCTCATCGGTGTGGTGACCACCGGAGTCGACGCCTGTGGCGAGAATGCCCAGACCCACACCGCACGGATGGCGATATTTAGCCTTGAGCAATTCATCCAACGCAGCCCAGGTGCGTTCGTCTGCGGGATCGCCTGGCACCACCTGGAAGTCGACAATCCAACGCTCCATCCCGACACCCCAGCCCATCACCATGAATTCCAGGCGATTGGCTTGAACGTCGACGGAGCCGGTGAGCATCAACACACCGGCCGGCATTGAGCCCAGACCGTAGCTTTCCAACCGAGCGCGTTGTTTCAGGACATCGGCTTTGGTTTGCTCTTGGGCCGAGTCCCAAACCTTCGCCAATCGGGTGTTATAGAACACTTGCATGGGCTCAAGGTCGCCTTTGGCCTGGGCCTTCTTGGCTTTTTCGAACTGCTTGGCCAGTGATTTCCAGTCCATCCAGCCCAGCGGCGAATACAACGCATTGAGGTGGAAGCCCACCGTCTCGCCATCGCCTTCGGCATGGGCCCGCCATTCGCCCTGGGCGAGCATTTCGCCCTTGTGGTACTCATCAATCAGCACGTCGCAGTCAGGACCGGCGCACTGGTAATGCACCACGCTGTAATCCTTTGAGTAATGCAGGCGCTCCCATTCCAGGGTCTGCATGTGCCCGCAGGTCGGGCACGGCACGTAGTAATGACGCTGATCGCTGCCCTCGAACAGATCGGCGATCCGCGAGGCACCTTTGATCGTCGGAGAGCTGGAAAAGTAAAACTTCGCGTTGCGGCCGAAGGTACTGCCGCGTGTTTCCGCGAGTTCAATCGGGTCGCCCTCTTCGCCGATGTCCACTTCCCAACGGTCAATCTCATCGCCGTAAACGTAGCGGGCCGAGAGCTCCGCCAGGTTGGCGGCAGAGCCGGCGGTGGTCACGTACAACGAACCACCCTCAAACTCCTTGGTGTCCATGGTGTTGCGCGAGTCCCGCGAGCGGCTGGAGGCCACACGTTCACGCAATACCGGTGTGGCCTTGATGGTCTTACCGATCCGCGAGGACACCCGCTTGGCCAAGCCCAGGCTCGGCAACAGGGTTAGGATGTTGGACGGCGCCATGTGGATCAGGCCACCGATCCAGTTCAACGCGATCTGCGTTTTCATCAGCTGCGAGGCCACCATGGTGACCACGCGCTTGCAGGGGTGAGCCGGCGATAAGCAGCGCATCGGCTCGCGGGCATAGGGTGTACGAGAGGTGCGGTACTGGCCGGGCTCGGCCGCACCAGTGTCACGCGGGATGCGCATGTACTCGTCGGCCCACTCATCGATCCAGACGTCCGGGTCCGGATGCAGACCACGGAAATATGCCTCCCGGTACACCTCTGCACCGTCGGGGATTTCCGTGGGCATGGGTTTAACTCGTGGTCAGGGCGTGTTCAAGATCCGCCGAGGACAAGCGTTCTGCGTCCTCAAGCGAGCGACGAATAGCCGCCGTCAAATGCTTTTCGATCTGCCAAGGGTCGGTCATGACAGCGAGTTCCGGCGCGAGCTGTGGCGGCATGCCCAGCAATTGGTCCCGCAACAGGCGGCCCGCGTTATAGGCTCCGGTTTCCACCGCGACGCGCTCCACCAGAGTTCCTTGCTGTTTGTGAAAGTTGGCTTGCTCTTGCAGAGCCAAGTAGTGCTCGCGCAACGCGCGGGACTTCTGAAAGTCCGCCGCCTGCCCGACTTGCGGCACCGCAGGTTCTTCGGCGGCGATTTGTACTTCCCGCTGGAGACGAAGCCGTTCGTGGCGGTCGGCAACGGCGGCTTTGCTCGGGTCTGCCGATTCGGCCAGCAGTGCTTCGGTGGCTTCCAGCTCCACCTTGCCGTCTTCAGTCAGAACCAACCGATCTTGATTAGCCAACTTCGAAACATACGATTTGGCCCAGCCACGCCGTGCGGCAAACTCCGTTTTGCTGATTACCGTCATGATGGAATGTCCTGTTCACCCAATGAATTCGGGGGGTTCACCTGTTCACCCCAGTTCACTAAGCTGGTGAACTGTTCGCTAACACTTTCCCGCGGGTTTCCGACCCCGTACCCTCGGGATAACCCCAGGGTCCCCGGCGTTTTTCGGCGCGCCGCCGCGATTCGTCGCCCCCG